ATAATCTTGCACCAGCTACCAACGCACTGGTTAATACAGATAACGCCGGAGGACAGATAACAAAGACTCCTTCTAATCCAGTTGTTGGTGCAAGTTCAGAGGGCACAGCAGGCGAAGCTGCTGCAAGAGCAAATGTAAACGGAGCATCTAATCCACCGTATGACGATGCAATTTTAAGGCAAGCAAGAGCAGCAAGTAAACCAAATCCAGCTGCTGGAAGTACGTATGATGATGCACCGTTAAGAGCGTTGAGAGCAAAACAAGCAGCTAATATTTCGGTACAACAACAATCAGGACCGTTCTAAGGAATAAACAATGGCAACAGAATCAAGAACCCCAGGTGATAATATATTTGAAGGACCTGGTCCCTTTTTGGCTGTGGTACGCAATCACCTAGACACCGAGTACATGGGTTCACTAGAAGTTGAATTGTTAAAATCATCAACTGAAGGAAACACTACTGACGTAACTGGCGAAATGGCAATAGTAAGTTATCTAAGTCCGTTTTACGGAATCACTCCATATGAAGGAACAAGTGATAACGACGGATTTGATCACACGCAAAAAAGTTACGGAATGTGGGCAGTTCCACCGGACGTTGGGACACAAGTACTGGTTATATTTGCAGAAGGAAATAAAAGTCGTGGATTTTGGATCGGTTGTGTACAAGAAAAGTTTATGAACTTTATGGTACCTGGAAATGCCAGCACCAAATACAACAAAGAAAATCAAACTGCAATTGCTCCTGTTGGAGAATACAACAAAAGAAATGAACCAGGCGTTGGCAACGACCCTACACAGTTTTTAAAACCTGTTAACACAGATGCAATAGCACAACTTACCAAAGCCGGCTTACTCGGTGATCCGATAAGAGGGACCACTAGTTCAAGTGCTAGACGAGAAGTACCTAGTATGGTATTTGGAATGAGCACTCCGGGTCCTCTAGATCGTAGACCAGGAAAGCCTAAAGTAAAAGTAGGTGCTGAAAATGCACAAACAGAAATTCCAGCATCAAGACTAACTGGTTCAACTTTTGTAATGGATGATGGCGATCCTAGTTTGTATAGAAAAGGCCCGGCTGCAACAACTCTCAGTGAATATGCAACATTAGATCAAGGTGGTGATCCAACATTGCCTATGAACGAATTAGTAAGAATTAGAACACGTACAGGACATCAGATACTTTTCCACAATACAGAAGACTTGGTGTATATTGCACACGGAAGTGGTCAAAGTTGGATTGAAATGACAGCCGGCGGAGCAATAGAAGTTTATTCAAAAAACAATATTAGTTTCAAATCAGACAATGATATAAACTTTACTGCTGCAAAAAATATTAATTTTAAAGCTGGAGCAGATGTTAATATAATTGCAGTAAATCAAATGTCAACACAAACTGGTGCAAACTGGGATGTGTTAGTAGGTGCCGACGGTAGGTTAAGTTGTGCAGGAACTAGTAATATTGTCAGTACAGGTCATTATGAAACTGCGGGCGTTATACACATGAACGGTCCGGCTGCTGGGGTTGCTGGCGGTGCTGCCGGACCAACAACTGTGCCGAGCGGATCAGGAAGTGCTGAATCCGGAACCCCAGTTGCAGTAAAAGATGGTGCTACAGTACCGTTAGGTGACACATATGAAAAATGTGCTCCAGGTACAGTTGAAGTTGCAGCATCAGGATTAACATCAGCAGAACGAGCAGCAATAAGCAATACAACTGTTACAAGCACACCTTCGAGAAATGCATCGGGTGCAAGTTCCGAGGGCACAGCAGGCGAAGCAGCAGCAAGAGCAGGAGCAGTTACTGTACCGCCTTATGATGATGCTATTTTAAGGCAAGCAAGAGCCGGAGCAGCAACTCTTACTAGTGCGTCAAGAACGGGTCCGCCAACAGAATACGACCTTCTTCCATAAGGTAAATACAGTATGAGCACACTAGAGAAAAATCTTTATAAACAAATTACTGTAAAAGGTAACACTCGTCCAGACTACGGTATAGGCGAAAAAACCTATAGGGGATTTTCTACAGTTAATCCAGACAATGTTGGATTTCAACTGTATGATTTACAAATTGTAAAACAAGATATTATTAATCACTTTCACATTCGTCAAGGCGAACTTTTAAGCAATCCTAATTTTGGTACAATTATTTGGGACATTCTATATGAACCATTAACTGAAAATATCAAACAGATTATTGCTGAAAATGTAACTACTATTATTAACTACGATCCTAGAGTAAGTGTTACTAACATAGTAGTTGATCAGTACGAAAGTGGCTTACAAATAGAAGCAACATTGATATTTTTACCCTACAATATTGTAGAAAATATGCAATTAACATTTGATCAAAATAACGGATTTTTAGCCAACTAATTATATACGTGGTTTATTCAAATCAATAAATACACTATAAGTTAAGAGGAAAGCAAATCCATGTCAAGTACAGACAGACAAAACCGTTTATTAGTAGCAGAAGATTGGAAACGTATCTATCAGAGTTATAGAAACGCCGACTTCAAATCATACGACTTCGACAATTTACGTCGAACAATGATCAATTACATTCGTCAAAATTATCCAGAAGATTTTAACGATTATATTGAAAGTTCAGAGTACCTTGCACTTATTGATCTAATTGCTTTCTTAGGTCAAAACATTGCTTTCCGTACTGATTTAAACGCACGTGAAAACTTTTTAGAACTTGCAGAACGTAGAGAATCAGTTCTCCGTCTTGCTCGTTTGCTTTCTTACAACCCTAAGCGTAACCAAGCAGCTAACGGGTTGCTTAAAATTGAGTCACTTAGTACAACTGAAGTTGTTAGAGATTCAAATAACATAAACTTAGCAAACCAAACAGTTATCTGGAACGATCCAAGTAACCCTAATTGGCAAGAACAATTTACTAAAATTTTAAATGCAGCACTGCCTGTTAATGCTAATATAGGACGCCCTGCAAAAAAAGATACAGTTGCAGGTGTACCTACAGAGCAGTATAGATTAAGTAGTGCTAGTACTGAATTGCCTGTGTACGGATTTAATAAAACAATTAGCGGATCAACTAGTAGATTTGAAATTGTATCAACTGACGTAGACAACAGCGAAATTAAAGAAGAAGCACCGTTTCCAGGAAACAACTTTGCATTCCTTTACAGAAATGACGGAAAAGGTCCTGCAAGTTCTAATACTGGTTACTTCTGTCACTTTAGACAAGGTGCAATGGACCAAGGTACATTTACAGTTGACAGTCCAAGTACTAATCAAGTTGTTGCTATTGATGCAACTAACATTAATAACTCTGATGTATGGTTGTATAAAGTTGACAACTTTGGTCTTGAAGAAGAACTATGGTCAAAGGTTGATGCAGTTGAAGGCAACAATGTAATCTATAACAGTTTAAGCAAAAGTATTAGAAACATCTACAGTGTACTTACAAGAGCAAATGATAGAATCAGTTTAATATTCTCCGACGGTACATTTGGTAATTTACCACAAGGTAATTTTAGAGTTTACTACAGAACAAGTAAAAATCAACGTATTGTAATTGAGCCTGCAGATATGCGTGGTGTTAGTATTAAAGTTCCTTATATCAGTAAAACTGGTAAAACAGAACAAATTTCAATGGTATTTCAATTAAAGTATACTGTTGATAATGCAAGTTCGAGCGAATCAAGTGCAAGCATTAAACGCAACGCACCTGCAACGTACTATACGCAGAACAGAATGATAACTGCTGAAGATTATCAAATTGCTCCGTTAAGTATTAGTCAAGAAATTATTAAAGTAAAAAGTGTTAACAGAACTGCAAGTGGAATTAGTCGTTATTTAGACCTAGTTGATGCAACTGGAAAATACTCTAAAACTAACTTGTTTGGCATCGATGGTATTATAACAAAAGAGTTTTTAACACCTAAATCAAAATTTAGCTTTATAACTAAAACTGATATTGAAGGTGCAATTGCAAATATTATAGAACCTATACTTGCTGATAAAAAAGTAAGAAATTATTACTATAACAGTTTTCCTAAAACACTTGTAGGCGATTTAGGGGTAACTTGGAATAGTCAAACAGTTGATACTAATCAAAATACTGGTTATTTTACTAGTGCTTCGGGAATTCGTTCACAGTTGGGAACATTCACAGCAAGTACACTAAAATTATTAAAGCCGGGCACACTTGTTAAATTTATACCACCTACAGGAAAATATTTCCAAAGCAATAACGATAACGCTCTTATAACTACATCTACTGAAGCAGGTGCAGTTGCGTATAAGTGGACAAAAATTATTAGTGTTGTAGGTAACGGTACTGTGACAAATACTGACGGCACAGGTCCTGTAATGCTCAATGATACAATTCCTCAAGGATCTAAAATTGTACAAATAATACCACGCATTGCAACTGAGTTACAACCGGCAGTTTCACTACAGTTGATTGATCAAGTATTTGCATATAACAGCTTTGGTTTAAGATTTGATGTTAATATAGGCGAATGGAGATTAATTACAACTAACAATTTAAATGTTGACAGTCCTTTTAGTATCGGTAAAACTGGAGATACAACTAATCAACAATTAGATGCAAGCTGGTTATTGTTGTTTGAAACCAACGGTGAAACATATACAATTACCTACAGAGGTAGTAGATACGTATTTGAAAGTGCAGAAGAAATAAGATTCTTCTTTGATAGTTCTGATAAAATTTACAACAATAGAACGGGTAAAATTATTAAAGATAAAATTTCAGTATTAAACATAAACACACAACCAGATGCAGTAACACCGTTTACTGTTGACTTTGATTGGGAAATTGTTGAAGAATATAGAGATGCTGAAGGATATGTAGACAGCAGTAAAATTCAAGTTAGCTTCTTTGATGAAGACGATGACGGTGTAGTTGATAATCCTGAACTGTTTGATCAAATTGTTAATGAGCCGACTAATACATTAAGAAAATATGTTTTCCAATTAAAAACAACTACAATTGACGGAGTTGAAGAATATAATTATATTCCGACTGCTGTTCCGACTAGTTTAGGAAAATACACATTTACAGATGGCACAGGCAGTATACAAGTAGTTGCAACTAAAGACGAATTAGCTAGTACTTCGTTATATGATAACGGACAGATATTTTATTTTATAGCACAAGACTTATTTCAAGTGTTAAACAAGACAACAGGCAATCTTACTACTTCACAGAGCTATCGAGCTAGAGTCGGCCGCGACAAAATTAAATTTCATTATGTACATGCTGCTGATTCTAATACAAGAATTGATCCTAGTGTAAGTAATATTGTAGATGTATATCTGCTAACAAAGTCGTATGATGATAATTTTAGACTTTACATTGACGGCACTGTAAGTACTAAACCGCGTGCCCCGAGCAGTGATCAGTTATATCTAAATTACGGCCAATTGCTTAATAATATCAAGTCAATTAGCGACGAAGTGATTTATCATCCTGTTAAATATAAGATGCTATTTGGACAAACAGCTGACTCGGACCTACAAGCAAAATTTAAAATTGTAAAAAATCCTGATATTGTAATTAATGACAATGAAGTTAAAACTCGAGTAATTGCAGCAATCAACGAATTCTTTGCACTTGAGAACTGGGAGTTTGGTGAAACATTCTACTTTACAGAACTAAGCACATATGTTATGCAACAATTAACGCCAAATGTAGTTACATTTGTAATAGTACCAAATCAAGTATCTAGCACATTTGGTAGTTTATTTGAAATTAAATCTGAATCAGATGAAATTTTTATTAGCAGTGCAACAGTTGCTGATGTCGAATTAATTGATAATGTAACTGCTACAAGATTACGCTCAAGTGGCTCAATTGTTACAAATGCAACAACAACAAATACAGGCTTAACAAGCAGTGGATTATCTACAACCGGAGGGGCTAATTAATAATGTCTTACGATAACGATCAAATCGAACCAGCGTTGCCAGCAGACGGCACTAACAAACGCAGCAGTGAGTCTTTCCTTCCAAGATTTTTTAGAACAACGCCAAACAAAAAGTTTTTAAATAGTACGCTGGATCAGTTAATACAACCAGGTGTTGTTGAAAAACTTAATGGATACATAGGCAGAGAAACTGCTAGAGCATTTACTGCAAGTGACAATTATATCGGCGATGTATCAGATGATAGATTTAACTATCAACTTGAACCGGCGGCTGTTATTAAAGACAATTTAGATAATGTTACATTTTATAAAGACTACAACGACTTTATAAATCAATTAAACAATTTTAATAAATCCAATGATAACCACAGTGTAATTAATCAGCAAGAACAGTATGCTTGGAACCCTAGTATTGATTGGGATAAGTTTAGTAACTTTCGCGAATACTACTGGTTACCTTTAGGTCCGCAGACAATTGGAGTTGCTGGTAATACTGTTGATGTTGAAAGTACATATACTGTTCGTACTGCTGACAATGATGACAATAATGCGTATGTTTTTAGCCCCGACGGACTAACACAAAATCCTACAATTACTCTTTATAGAGGTATGACATATAAGTTTGATATTGACACACCAAACTTACCATTTACAATTAAGACAAAGAAAACACTTGAAGAAGGCTTCGATTTAGACAGTTCAAGTATTTTAGTACTCGAAGGTGTTGATGTACAGGGATTAGAAAAGGGCATTAGTACACTACAACTTGGCACTGATACTCCGGAAGTATTGTACTATGTATCAGCAAATGATTTAAATGCAAGTGGCACTATTATTGTTAAAGATATTAGTGAAGCAACTTTTATTGATGTTGAAAAAGAAGTTTTAGGCAAGCGGTTCTATAAAAGCGGTAACAGTGTAGAATTATCAAATGGAATGAAGATTGAGTTCACAGGCGAAGTAGAGCCTGCAACTTATGCTAACGGCACATACTATGTTGAAGGCGTAGGTAATCAAATTAAACTTATTGCGGAGACAAGTTTAAATGTCCCTACATCATTTACTGCTGACATTGATGTAGAATTTGATGCACAAGGATTTGATAGACTGCCTTATAGTGTTGCTATCGGCTACCCAGAAGATAAAGATTACATCGTAATTAATCGTGCAAGTATTGACGGCAACTTGTGGAGTCGTTATAATCGTTGGTTCCATAAAAGTGTTATAGAAGCAGCAGCAACGGCTAACGGACAAATAATTGAAGTTGATCAGTTACAACGTGCAAAACGTCCTATTATTGAATTTGAATCAGATCTAAAACTAAACAACTTTGGTACTGTTGCTAAACAGGATGTTGACTTAGTTGACGATTTTACAACTGATGCATTCTCGACTATTGAAGGAGCTGAAGGTTATAACATTGACGGTATTGATGTTGCTGAAGGCATGCGTATTATGTTTACAGCAGATACTGATGTATTAGTAGCTGGTAGAATTTTTAAAGTTCAATTTATTAACTTTGCAAGTGGTGCTGCAACTAATAGGCAGATTACACTAGTTCCAGAAACTGATTCAGTTCCACTAACTAATGAAGTAGTACTAGTATTAAATGGTACAACATATAAAGGTAAGATGTTGTATTATACTGGTATGCAATGGGAACTTACTCAAGATAAGACTCAAGCTAATCAGTCGCCATTATTTGATATATTTGATGCAGATGGCAATTCTTATGCAGATACAACAGTATATTCATCATCGACATTTGAAGGAACTAAACTGTTTAGCTATCGATTAGGAACAGGCACTGCGGATACAGAATTAGGGTTTCCGTTAACCTATAGAAGTATTAGTAATGTTGGGGATATTGTTTTTGACTTTAATTTACTGAGTGATTATTTTACATATACCTCTGCTAATGACGAATTTTCTAAAAAAACAGATATTGGATTTTTAAGAAAATATAATTCCTTATCTTCATATTCTACATTATCGTCTTGGAAAAAAGTTAACGCACTTAGCGAACAACTAGTAATTAGACAATATGTATTTGACAATACTAGTGTCGGATTTATTATTGACATGTATGATAATAGTGGACTATTAACTGATCTTTGGACAAGAGTATATTTAAACAATAAATTACAATTTGAAGGTACAGATTATACTATCACTAATACTGTTAATAATAACGCAGTAGTAACATTTATAAATTCATTAACTTTAAATGATGTAGTTCTTATTAAGACACGTAGTGCAGCTACAAAAAATACAAACGGTTATTATGAAATTCCGGCTTCGTTAGAAAGAAATCCCGGAAATGAAAATATTACAGAATTTACACTTGGCGAAGTAAACGACCACGTTGCTACAATAGTAGAACAAAGTGATGAATTTATAGGAACATATCCAGGGACAAGTAATTTACGAGATATTGGTAACGTAACAGAACTAGGTCGCAGATTTGTACAGCACAGTTCTCCAATGAATCTTGCAATGTACCATATGTTAGATAACGATGCAAATGTTATAAAAAGTTTAAAGTTTGCAATGACTCGTTATTCTACTTTTAAAAGATTATTTCTACAACTAGCAGAAGAATTAGAATACCAAGGTACTGTTAAGTCACATGTAGACACTATATTAAAAGCAATTAATAAAGATAACACATCTTCTCAACCCTTTTACTTTAGTGATATGGTTCCAACAGGAGCTACAAGAAACCTAACAACTGTAGTAATTGATGCAGATGAACTATTTTACCCATTGTCAACTGGATTTTCTTTAAGTGCTCCGTCAAGAGTAGCAGTACAAGTATACTTGAACGAAGTGCAACTAACACACGGTAGAGATTATACGTTTAACACTGAAGGTTATGTATTAATTACAGCAGATAAGCAACCAGATGATGTAGTTGACATATATGAATATGAAACTACTAACGGTAGTTACGTTCCTCCTACCCCAAGTAAGCTAGGGCTTTATCCTGCATACGAGCCTACAAAATACTTAGACGATACATACCAAACTCCAATATATATTATTCAAGGACACGACGGTAGTAAAGTTGCAGCGTTTGATGATTACAGAGATGATCTATTACTAGAACTTGAAAAAAGAATTTATAATAATATCAAAGTAGCATATGATACTAATTTCTTTAATATACATAATTTAATTGGTAGCGAAACTAGAAATACACAAGTTACTAAAAGTCAAATTGATAGAGTTATGTTAGCAGACTTTTTGCAATGGACAAAATTGATTGATCAAGACTATACATTGCATAATTTCTTTGATAGAACTAATTCGTTTACATTTAATTATAGAGGAAGCACTAGTTCATTAAGTAATAATATGCCAGGCTTCTGGAGACAGATTTATCAACAAGCATACGATACTGATCGCCCTCATACCCATCCTTGGGAAATGATTGGCTTTAGTGTTATGCCTAAATGGTGGGAAACACAATACGGTCCTGCTCCATATACTAAAGAAAACCTACTACTATGGCAAGACATTGAAGCAGGCATTGTAAGAGAACCAGGTGTAAAATATAAAATATTAAACAACTACAAACGTCCAGGGTTAACTAATCACCTTCCGGTTGACAGTGAAGGTAATTTAGTATCTCCGATAGCGTCGGGTTATATTAATTATTTTGATAACCAACTGTTAGATGAAAGTTTTGTATTCGGTGACGGTGCTCCTATTGAAAGTGCTTGGAGATCGAGCAGTCAATATCCGTTCAGTGTTATTACAGCATTTGCAATTAATAAACCGCAGATGTTATTCGCTACTGGATTTGATAGAATTAATCAAGTAAGAAATAGCACTGGCAACTTAGTATATAAAACAACTAATACTAGAATAAAATTATCTGATATTGTATTTCCGAATACATATGAAGACACAGTTCAAGTTTATACGAGTGGTGTTGTAAACTATGTTGCAAATTATATGGCAGCTGATGTAACAACTTCGTACACTGCTTACAAATCAAATATTAGAACTATTAAAAATCAGTTAGGATACAAACTAGCAGGATTTACTGATAAGGACAAGTTTAGATTAATATTAGATAGTCGCACTCCGTTAAATAAGGGCAATGTATTTGTTCCAGATGAAAACTATAAAATATTCTTAAACACAAGTACTCCTATTAAAACTGTTTCATATAGCGGTGTTATTATTGAACGTAGAAGCGACGGGTATGTTATTAAAGGATATGACACTGAGTTTGCGTCTTTTAAACATTACGCAACTGTGATTACGCAATCAGATCCTAGCATCAATATTGGCGGCATAAGTGAAAGCTATTTAATATGGGATAGTGGTAAACTTTATGTTGCAGGACAGAACATTGAATATCAAGGATCTTATTACAGAGTAAAATCTAATTTTACAAGTACTACAGAATTTGATACAACTAATCTTACTAAACTTCCTGCATTACCGTTAATTGGCGGTAGAAATGCAATAGTAAGAAGAAAGTTTAATAAAAATATTGTACTCGAAGCAAATTACGGACAGCTATTTGTTACAGTACAAGACGTAGTTGACTTCCTATTAGGTTACGGCGAGTACTTAATGGACCAAGGATTTGTATTTGATTACTACGAAGGCGATGCAAAGGTTGTATTAAACTGGCGACACAGTGTAAATGAATTCTTATTCTGGACAACACAGAACTGGGGCGAAGGTAGTGTTATTACATTAAGCCCTGCATCTACACAATTAAAATTTGTATCAGAATATTCAATGGTAGATAATATCTTTGATAGTTTTTATGGATATAGTTTACTACAATCAGACGGTACAAAATTAGTACAGGAATTTTCAACATTAGGTCGTTCGCCCAACGAGTTTATTATTCGCCCAAGAAATACTGCCGACGGTGTGTTTGCTGTTAAACTTCCTCTTGTACAAAAAGAGCATGTGTTATTGATTGATAATAAGACTGTGTTTGGTGATATCATTTATGATACACAACCGGGTTACAGACAGGAAAGAATTAAAGTTCTTGGATATGTTACTCAAGAATGGGACGGTAGTTTAAATGTTCCCGGCTTCATTTATGATGAGGCTAAAGTAACTAATTGGACAGCCTGGACAGACTTTGCTATCGGCAGCATCGTAAAATATAAAGAATTCTATTACAGTGCATCTACTAAACTAACTGGCACAGCATCGTTTGACGCTAATAATTGGAATCGTTTAGCTGCAAAACCAGAAGCAGGGTTGTATGCAAACTTTGAATATAAAACTAATCAGTTTGCAGATTTTTACGACTTAGATTCAGATAACTTTGATACTGAACAACAGCGTATGGCACAACACTTAATTGGGTACCAAAAACGTCAATACCTTGAAAATATTATTAATGATGATGTAAGTCAGTATAAATTCTATCAAGGGATGATACAAGACAAAGGTACTAAAAATGCATTAACAAAACTGTTTGATGTATTAAGTAGTGCTGACAAAGACAGTTTAGAGTTCTACGAAGAATGGGCAATCCGTGACGGCCAGTATGGTGCAAGTGATGGTTTTGAAGAATATGAATTATTACTTGATGAAAGTAAATTTAGATTAACTCCGCAGCCGATTGATCTGGTAACAAGTACAACTGGCGAAGAAACTGACTTAGTTTACAGAATACTTCCTTACGAAGTTTATCAGAAAACTCCTAACTACAATCATAAACCGTTTCCAGAAAAATATGTAACCACAAGTTATGTAAAAAATGCAGGCTACGTTAATCCTGAAGACGTTCGTGGTATTGCAACAAGTTATACTAATATTGCTGATTTTAATTTTGCAGATATTAAAAGAACTGACTATATTTGGGTTGGAAACGACAATCTTGATTGGAACGTATATAAGCATATTGACACTGATTATATAGTTGAAGCAGTATCTGAAGGAACTACATCTTTTTCTCTAACACTTACAACTAATGTTAATGACATTGTAGTTGGTGATGTTATTGGATTACATAGTTTCAGTAACTATGTAGATGATTCAACAGCGTCGGCTTCTGAGAAGTTTGACTTAGAAGGATTCTTTGTTGTATCTGCTGTAGATAAAAACATTATTACTGTAGATACAACAGTAGATCAATTAGAAATTTTAAATTGTGTAGGTTCTATAACAACGTTCTTAAAAGTAAGAGCTAGTACAATAACTTCTGCAAACACAATCTTACAGCAAGATCTTATACCAAATGATTACGTTTGGATAGACAATGTCGCCGGAGCCAATCAGTGGGCAGTTCTTAAAAACGATAACTTGTTTACAGAAAAATTAAGATTAACAAAACCGTCAAGTTCAACAGATGAATCGTTTGGTACATCAATGGCAATTGATGATAGAAACACAACATTACTTGTTGGCGCCCCTACTCACGGGAATGGAACAGTTTACGTTTATACTCGACCAACTGATTCGTTAAACTTTGTACAAACTCAAGTTATTGAAGTAGTGTCAGGCATTGCTGACACATACAGTAGTTGGGCGCCTTCTGTAGCGTATACAACTCAAACTATAATATTTAATGGAGTATTCTATGAATGTATTACACCTCATAATAGCAGCGTTGAACTAGGTTTTGAAAGTGCTAAATTTACAAAAATAAATGTTCCAGCAGATGCACAACATTTTGGTGCAGCAGTTGCAATTAGTCCAGACGGTGCATATATAATCGTTGGGTCGCCTAATGCATCAAATGTAAAAACAAAATATATTGCTGGCGGATTTGTAGCAGGAAACAACTATTCTAAAGGAGTAATTGTTTCTAATGAAGAACAGTTATGGAAGGCACTAGTTAGTATACAAGGCGAACTTGCTGCTATTGAGTTTAATAGCTTTAGTTCCGTAACACAGATTGTTGATGTATTAGATATAGAGAATAACAGTACAGCGTCAATACCGATGTTAATTGCAGGCAATTATGCAATTAATCCAGTAACCGGAGAGTATTTTGGCGCCCAGGATGGGATTGTTACCGACCACATGCTAATTAGAGCTCCATTAGAGCAATTTGACGGCAGCGGCATAGGCAATCAAATTAAACTAGCTTGGAATCAAACAACTTATTCTAATCAAGATTTAGCACCACTTGCATCACGTTCACCATTTAACGGATCTTTTGCAGCAATTAACGCAGCATTTATTGAGCAAACACATACAATACAAAAGAAAATTGATATTGTTTTATATGTTAATGCATCAACAAATTTACCAGTGTTAGGTGATCTTTTAAGAACGTCTACAGCATTTGGTACAGTTGATTATCTGTATATAAGCGGCAACGAAGTATTAATTTACTTAAAAGATGTTAATGGTACATTTAATAGCAGTGATAGTATCTTCCGAAATGATGGTGATTTTATCGGAGAATATATTAAACAAGGTCCTGATGCAAGTGTTGATACAAGTGCATATTTAGGTGGATATTGGTTTATTGATACTCCCAGCTACACTCCTACTATATTTTCTGAAAATATAGATCAAGCTAGAGGGCTAGTATTTTATGACGTTATTACAGACGTAGCACATGCTACTACGATTTTCTATAACTCATTAGACTATAAAACTGCAACTATTAGTAGTCAAAATACATATAATGCATACATTGAAAAATTAAGTTATCAAGGATTGCCTGGAGCATATGGATCTAACGCACCGTTCTTAAGCAATCTGTATGTAGTTAGAGCTCCTAAGTTGTTAAGCGATTCTGTTACTATTGGCAGCAATATCGATCTTTACGTTAATCAGTTAGCGCAATACGGTACTGGTATAATCAGAGATATAACAACTATAGGACTATCGACGTTTATCACAAATAAAGAACAAATAATTTATGATATTTGGGACGGTTATATAAACTTTAACTTTATTGACAGAGATGCAGCTTTTAATTTCTATGAGCCCAAAGTTGGGCAGACTATTAAAGACATACAAACAGGCGCTACCGCAGTAGTTACATTCTATCAACGTAAAGGTGAAAACGCAACTGTATTTGTAAAAACTGTAACCGGAACATGGTCAGCAGGCTTTGTATTTTCAGATAATGCTCAAATTGGATTTTTAGCAATACCCGGCGATCCAAGCCCAACTTATCAAGTAAATAGAAATATTGGGCAAGTACAATATGTTAGTTTAGGATTGGCATCTGAAGGTATTGGAAAGCTATTAGTGTTTGAAGCACAGTCAACTATACCGTTAACCGCAGGATCTAGCTTATTAGATGTCGAATATTGGTTATACACTAACGACACTGTTTCGGGTATTCCGCGACTAGCAAACACTCCGTCGTCAACAAATAATGAATGGCAGCAAGTATATAAGATTACTGCTGAAACTACTGGTACTGCCCCAGTATTAGATTCTCAGAACGAAGGACTGTATACTATCTTTACAAGAGCTGCTGCTGGACGATATGATGTATTATCAAGTTACACTGTTCCTGAAAAAGCTGCCGGTCTTAAATTAGGTAGTTCGATAAGAATTACAAAAAATAACAACCTTTATAGAGCATTTATTCATGCCGAGCAATCAAAGACATCTGCAGCCCCTGGCAGAATATATTTTATTAAAAAGGGAATAGAAAATAATTCGACCTTTGATTGGGATTACGCAAAGAATAAAAAGTTTAAAGGTACATTTAGTGAAGGTATTACTTATTTCACAGATGATATTGTTTATCTAGATGATCCACAAGGCTCATTATATGTAGCAAAGACTAATATTGCTCCAGGAACATTTAATACAAATGACTGGACGTTAACCACTGACTTAGTTGATTACGTTGGATTTATACCTAATTCTACAGGGCTAAGTGTTATCAATGATATTGCTGACGGCAGCACAGTACTTGATCAGCAAATGCTTGGCGAATTTGGAACACAATTTGATATTGCACAAACTGGCGAAGTGTTAATTGTCAATGCACTATATGATGATTCTAAACCTAATCAAATAGTAGTATACAGATCTAACAAGGGACACTTTGAAAGGTCTCAAGAAATACAAGCACCAGATAAAACATCTGCATTTGGCCAGTCTATATCAATATCAGTTGACGGCATGTTAATTGCAATTAGTGCTCCGTTAAATGATGACTATAAAGCAGATCAGGGAATTGTATATATTTACAAACAGGTTGACGGTGTATTTGAATTGTCACAAACACTTAACAGCCTTAATAACGAACGAGCCGAAATGTTTGGTTGGAAAGTAGATTTTGACGGAGAAAAATTGCATATAACCGCAAGAAATGCAGATTCAAACTCTAGAACATATTTTGATGCATTTGACACAGTATTTGACAAAGGCTTTACAGATTTTAAAACAGTTAATAACGATTCGGGTGTTATATACGTTTATGAAAAAGTTGCAACTGAATTGTTATTTGCACAAACAATTCAAATACCTGACAGTGACGTAGGTGATTTTGGTCAGAATATGCTTGCTAAAGGTAACCATATATATGTTGGTTTGCCTAAGAAAGTTTCTGGAAATTATACAGGAAGTGTTTTAGACTTTACAAATAATAAAACAAAGCCAATGTGGGCCACTCATAGAGCTGCCAAACCTACAGTTGATATTAATAAAATTAAAAAGATGTTCCTTTATAACACAAAGGAAAACGAACTATTAACTTATATTGATTATATTGATCCAATTCAAGGAAAGGTTGCAGGCGTCGCAGAACAAGAACTAACATTTAAAACTTATTACGATCCTGCATTGTATGACACTTCTATTATTGACGGTACCACTGTTGACGTAACAAATAGTTGGGGCAGTGAGCATATTGGTGAAGTATGGTGGAATTTAACTAATGCTAAATTTTATAACCCTTATCAAGGCGATGTAATTTATAGTACACAAAACTGGTCAAAAGTGTTCCAGGGTAATACAATTGATGTTTATGAATGGGTAGAGTCTAATGTATTACCTAGTGTTTGGGACGAACAAGCTGACACTGAAAACGGATTTGCAAAAGGATATAGCGGTACTAGTTTGTATGGCGATAATGCTTATAGTACTAGCCGTAAATATGACGACATAGCAGGTACGTTTAAAACAACATACTATTTCTGGGTAGCTAATAAAAAGATTACTCCTGATGTTGATTTTAGAAGACTTAATGTAGCCGATGTAGCTGACTACATTGCTGATCCTGTTGCTAAAGGATATACATTTGCCGGATTGATTAGTCCAAGCAGTTTTGTACTGTATAACGTAGAAGGATATATCAAAGGTACTGATGTAGCATTGAGTACACAGTTCTGGACAATTGAAAATCAAGATCAAAATATACACAATCAGTATCAGATTATTTCTGAAGGGCTTGAAACGAGTCAGCCTAATAGAGACATTATTAAGAAATGGTACGATAGTTTAATTGGTTATGATCAGCAAAGTCGTGTTGTTCCTGATCCTACATTAAGTCCTAAACAAAAATATGGATCTTTAAATAGACCAAGACAAAGTTGGTTTGTAAACCGTTACGAAGCATTAAAGCAGTTTATTGAAAGAACAAATTTAATTCTTAAAGAAACTTTAATTGTAGATGATAAAATCTTTACTACATTGTTTAATGCAGACCCTGCTCCTACAGCGGTAACAAACATATGGGACGCCAAAATTGATACAATAGATGATTTGGCATTTATAGGTGTTGCAAATGCAACACAAGCAGTATTGTCTCCGGTGGTAACAAACGGTAAAATTACAACTGTTAATATTGTAAATCCTGGTAAAGGATATAGAGTTGCTCCTACAGTAACTGCCACTGGCGCAGGAACAGGAGCAGAATTCCAAACCGTAATTGACACATTAGGAAGAATTACTAATGTTACAGTTGTGGAACCAGGAGAAAACTACAATACTAATCCTACATTAACCGTGAGAAGATTTACAGTTTTAGTTAACAGCGACAGTACAATACAAGGTAAGTGGGCCCTATACGAAAGAATTAGCGAATCACGTACTTGGAATAGAATCCAAGGTCAAGGATATAATGTAAGACTATATTGGGATTATGCAGATTGGTATGCAACTAGTTACAGTGCATTAACTGAAATTGATTACTTAATTGATAATAGTTATGAACTGACTGCACTAGATGATGCTATTGGCGATGTAGTGAAAATATCTACAGTTGGTACAGGCGGTTGGCTATTATTAGAAAAAGTAGACAATCAAAATACAGAAGATTATACAGTTAATTATAATACTATAGGTAGACAAGACGGTACTATACAGTTTAAATCTACATTATACGATACTGTACTATCGTCTACAGGTTTTGATACTATAAGTTTTGATACAAAGATTTACGATAGTGAACCAGTAATTGAACTTAGAACTATATTAGAGTCAATTAAAAATGACTTGTTTATTGACGAATTGTTAGTTAAATTTAACTCGTTATTCTTTGCAAGTTTACGATATGCATTTAGTGAACAAACTTATATTGATTGGGCATTTAAAACTAGTTTTATTAAAGCCAAACATAATGCTGGATATTTAAGAGAAGACATTACGTTTAACAATGATAACCTTCCAAGTTACGAAGCATATATTAAAGAAGTTAAACCGTTTGCTACTAAAATTAGAGAATATTTAAGTGCTTATCAAGGACTTGAAAACACAAGTACAGTTGTTACTGACTTTGATTTACCGCCGGCCTACAGCAGCGTTGACGGAAAAATTATTCCACAATCTGTTAAAGTACAAGACGGTGTATTAGTTAGTACTAATGCTGATCTTGAAACTTATCCTAATAAAAACTGGTTAGATAACAGTGGTTACAAAGTTGTAAAAGTTGAAGTAGTTAATCCGGGTCGCGGATACAGAAGTTCGCCTGAGCTAACTTTAAGCGGCACTGGAGGCGCAGTATTAAAAGCAAACATAGGCACTAACGGAAAAGTAACTAGTGTCACGGTTGTATCTTCGGGTACAGGTTACTATTCTACTCCTGTAATAACAGCATTAAACAATATTGCCGACGGCGGAGAAGAAGCAACATATAGTGTACAACTAGGAGACAGTCCGGTTAGAGGAATGCATACTACTGTTAAGTTTGATAGAACTACTGGAACATATGTTTATACAGTAATAAGCCAAACTGAGACATTTACAGCAAGTGGCAACAAGTATGAGTTTAACTTAGTATGGCCAATGGACTTATCAAAGTCAACAGTAAATGTATATGTCAATAATCAAGAAGCGTTAAACAGTGAATATACGTATTCAAACTTACTTGATACTACTAAAGGGTATGATCGTTATTACGGACAAATTTTGTTTACTGAATCTCCGGCAAATGCTCAAACAATACGAGTTGAGTATAAAAAATCTATTAGCTTAATGCAAGCACAAGATAGAATTAATAATTATTATACTCCAACAGTTGGTATGGCAGGCAAAGATCTAAATCAGCTTATGACCGGTTTAGACTACGGCGGCGTCGAAGTTAAGAGCTTTGGCTTCGGCAGCGGACAAGGTTGGGACTCGGATGCCTGGTATGAAGATACCTGGGATAGTTATGATACTACATTTGAAGATGAGGTTTTTGAACTTGATGGTTCAACTATAAGTATCGATCTTGCTGCACCATTAGCAAGCGGCGTTGTTTATAACGTATATTTAAACGGTGTGCGTATCGATGACATTAATTACGGAACAGGTACTCCAGTAACTAATCCAAATGCAATATGTCAAAGTATTACAGGAGACGGAACTACTACTGTTGTGTTCCTTGATAATGACGGACTCGATATTAACGGCTCGGGTGGAGTAGTAGTTGTTGATCCAGAATACAACAACGGTGCAATTATCGATGTTGTTGGCAACGGCAGTGATTTCTTCAAGCGTGAAGTTACAACTAACGGCGTAAGAATTATGGGTGCTGGCACAGTAGGCGGCCAAGTAGCGGTTCCAGATGCGTGGCTAGAAAAAGTAGCACGTATGTTTGAACTGTTTACTGATCCAACTGGTGCAGGCATCAACCAAGCAATACAAAGACAGTTTATCAAAGATCTAAGCGGCGATGCTGGCGACAGTTATCACGCAGGATTCCCAACACTACAACGAGTAGCAAGAGGAGCAGGCAGCGATTATACTCCTAACTTCTTAACAGATCAAGGTATCGAAGATTGGAACTTATCTCCATTGTTTGATACACACGTTGCTAATGATATGGTTTGGTATTTGAATTCAACTGGCGACGGATACGGTGTTGGCGAGATTGATGCACAAGAAGTAATTGAACACGTCTTCCATACACTACACATGCACGGCTTACCTGCATTTGATTTAAAAATGTATCCAGAGTTTAGTGCAGACTGGCAGTCAGGCGACTTGTTTGCTGCAATTGAAGAAGCATATGATGCAGGTGTATTTGACCCCAGCGGTTATGTTGATGCAACTTGGAAAACAGACCCAGAACTATTTCCGGTAATTGCAAAAGAATACTTGTACTTGTTAAACTTTAGTATGTTTGAATACACCGGCTTATGGGACGGCGATAGTCTTGCTCCTGAGTGGAGTGATTCAATGCGTACACAATCAGGTATTCTTGCTAATAACCCATTGGGTTATGCATTGTTTAATACTTACATTGCACCGGTTATTAGTAAGCCTTCATTGGCAACTATTAACAGTATATTTGGCAACGGCAACACTCCAGCACAAGATAATCCAGCACTAGCAGGCGTATCAGGATATGTAGTTTCGCCAGAAGCAGCAAGTGGCGGATCTGATGTAGGTGCAGGCGATATTATCATTATTAGAAAAACAACTAGTGACGGCACATATCTTCCAGATCCTAACAGTTATGACACTGCACTAACAGGCGGTAATCTTAATTATTCAACTGCTACTGGGTTAAGAGCTGAAGATATTGTTATCGACGGTGATGGATTTGTAACTGCTACTACAAGCAGCGGTCCAGAAGAACTAGTTCCAGGACAATTACTTGACACTATCGATATTAAGGTATACGAAAGACCACAAAACGGTAGTAGCCAAATTACTTCAAGAAACTATACAGGTGATGGCGTAACTAAAACATTTAGTTTAGATACAACTCCTTTACAAGCAGCTAGTTTATTTGTAAAAGTAGGCTTTAATATTATATCTGCAGATGCCTACAGTATTGATTATGTTGCTAAGACGGTAACTTTTAATACTGCCCCTGCACTAAACGCTAAAGTACATCTTGCAGTATTAGGAGTAAGTGGTACAGATATATTAGATATTGATAACTTTGTTGGAGACGGAAGTACAAGTAAATTCTTAACTAATATAAGATTCGAAGAAAATCTTCAATACTTTATTACACTTGACGGTGTAAAATTAAACAACGTTATTGAAGAAAGCGATGCTACTTATGCATATCCTAATAGTGTTGTAATATCTTTAGCTACACCTCCAGCAGCTGGTAGTGTAATAAGTTACGCCTTCTTTAGCGGCGAAACACAAAACTTTAGTGAAATATCAATTGATACATTTACAGCAGATGGTAGCACAGTAGCATTTGAATTAAATCAAACACCGTTTAATAACGAACCAAGTGCGTGGTTTACTATTGTAAAAGTTAACAATAAAATTCTTAACGCAGGATACAACCGTAGATTTATAACAACTGCGGCAAAACGCGAATACCAATTAGAAGAATTCCAAGTACCACCAGGTGCAGTTAGTAATAAGCAGATGAAAGTCTTTTTAAATAACGTAGAATTAGCATATAATACTGATTGGACATTTACTGGTTCTAAAGTAAACGGTAATGGCAGTCTTGTTAGATTAAAGACTCGTGTTGCACAGCAAGATGGTGATATTCTAAATGTATATGTTCTAAATGACGGCGAATACAGATACGGATATTTTGATTCAGGCAACGAATTTATATCAACACTGGGAACATTATATTTCGATAGTGCATATAACGAAGGCGATGTTATTACAGTTTATCAGTTTAGTAATCACGATTCGCAAGGGTTTGATAGACAGCAATACGATGTAGTTGATAGAATTTCATTAACTGTAGGAACAAATGATTGGTATCAATACAATCACTTAACTGCTGGATTAATTGAATTATCAAAACCTGCACTAGATGCACAATATGTATGGATAACACTTAATGGTAATTTATTGATTCCAAGTGTTCATTACTATGTAACTGATAACAAGCGTTATGTTAAACTAATTGTAGAAATTGAAGCCAATGACGTAATTGAATTACTACATTTTGCAGATTTAACATCTGGAAACAAATATGGCTGGAGTCAGTTTAAAGATATGCTTAACAGAACACATTATAAACGTCTTGATGATAGAGACGGAATAATGCTAGCTGCTAATTTAAATTGGTATGATCAAAGTATTACAGTAACAGATGGTTCAACACTTCCTGAGCCGTCACCTACAAGTAATGTTCCTGGAATACTGTTTATTGCAGGTGAGCGTATTGAATACTTTGTAAGAAACGGCAATGTGTTAAGTCAGCTACGTAGAGGTACATTAGGTACAGGGGTTAAGGCAATCTATCTCGAAGGAGAAAATGTTTATAATCAAGGAGCTAGTTCAACTATGCCTTATAAAGATGAAACATTAACTGCACAGTTCTTAGCAGATGGAACAACAGCAACATATGCGTTAGACTTTATACCTAATAGTGTAAATGACTTTGAAGTGTTTGTAGCCGGCAAACGTTTGCAAAAAAATGTAATTAGTAGCTATAACTTTACTACCTTAATTGCACAAGACAGTCCAGAAGGTGATGCTACACTACCAGCAGAATTTAGTATAGATGGGTCTACACTAACACTATTAGAAACACCAAGCGAAAATGTTAAGGTAACAGTTGTTAGACGTACTGGAATAATATGGTCTGAACTCGGATTACGACTAAGTGAATCGGATTCAGACATTAGTAGATTCTTACGTGCAGCAACAGTTGACTTGCCGCGATAAATACAATAAGCAGGATGTAAAACAAATGACAGATAAATTAAATGAACAAAGTGGTGTGTTACTTCAAGGACACATTAAAATACACAATCCAGAGACTGGAGAGGTTATTGTAGACAAACGCAACGCTATTCATTATGAAAATATGAGTATTAGCCTTGCAGAAAGTTTAGGCAATGCCGGTACAGGTTGGATTTATCAAATGGGGTTTGGAAACGGTGGCACTAGTGTTGACCCAACAGGTATTATTACTTACTTGACACCAAACAGCACAGGCACAAATGCTAGTTTGTACAACGAAACATTTACTAAAGTAGTAGATGATAGAAGTGTAAACAATCTTGACCCTGCTCGTAACAAGATAGAAACACGTCACGTAAGTGGTACAAACTATACTGATATTTTAGTAACATGTTTATTAGATTATAGTGAACCTAACGGACAAGATGCTTTTGATACTGCAACAAGTGCAGATAGTTTGTATGTTTTTGACGAACTGGGACTAAGAGCATACAGTGCAGACGGAGCGGGTAGACTGTTAACACATGTTATTTTTCATCCTGTGCAGAAGTCGCTTAATAGGTTAATTCAAATTGATTATACAGTTAGAGTACAAAGTTTAACTGGCTTTAACGGGGAATAATTAGATGGCATATACAATACAATTTACTGATAGTGCTGATAAAGATCCAATTGTAGTTGAAGATCAAACAATCAATACAACTACAAGTATAAAATTACCAGGTAGAAATAGTACTGGTTACGGTGCGGCCATTGCAGAAGACTTACTACATTTATTAGAACATTTTGCAGGACCGACTGAACCTACTAATGCTATTGAAGGACAACTGTGGTATAATAATACTACATCTCAATTATTAATTTACGACGGTACAGTTTGGGTGTCAGCTAGTGGACTTAAAAAGAGTGCTACTGAACCAGATGCTGTATCGGCATTAACTGGCGATTTATGGGCCGATACTGATAATCAGCAATTGTATATGTTTACAGGTTCCACATGGATTTTAGTTGGACCAAGTTTTAGCCAAGGATTAACAACTGGAATCTTGCCTAGCACGATAATCGGACAAGATAACGTAGAATATACAGTTATTGAAGTACAAGTACGTGCAACCGTTGTTGCTATTATTGCGTTTGATACATTTACAGCTAAATCAACAATTACTGGATTTAGTGGCGTACAAATACGTCCGGGAATTAACTTAGCCAATCGAGACACAAATGGCGACGGAATTAACGATGTTAAATTCTACGGTACTGCTGAAAAGGCAGAAAGTTTAATTGTTAGTAACTTAGCAATTCCTGCAGCTAACTTTCTAAGAGGCGATGTAGAATCAACAACAACATTTCCGCTTAATGTTCAAAACAACAGCGGTATTGCATACGGCATTAACGCAGAGCTTAACATAGGTATTGAAGGTAGTGCAGGGGTTGTACAGCACAACATCGAAGGTTCAAATATTGACTTTAGAGTTAGAAATGCTGGAGATAGTAAGACTGTTTTAAGAATTGATTCGAATTTAAGAGTTGGTATTAACAATGAAGCACCTGACGAAGCGTTAGATGTTACTGGTAATGTTAAAACTAGTGGAATTATTACAACAAATAATGTTACAGAAAGCACTACAATTAGTAATGGTGCATTAGTTGTTAAAGGTGGTCTCGGTGTTGCTAAAAATCTAAATGTTGGAGAGTCAATCAAAGTACAAAAAGGTATAACACTGGGTAACAACGACCTAGTAGTTGATACCGCAGCAAGTGACTTAATACTACCAGACCTTAACAACACCAGAAGTATTGGTAGAAGTGATTTGAGATGGCGTAAGATATATGCAACTACATTTATAGGTACATTAGAAGGAACGGTGAGCGGTAGTGTTACTGGTAAATCCGGTAGTGCAGATAAACTCACATCAGCATCAACATTTAGATTCCAAGGCGATGTTGAGACTGTAGAAAATGTTTTTGACGGACAAACTGGTGGCGGCGTAAAATCTTTTAATTTAACAATAAAAAATACACTTATCAGTGCTAAAGAATCTGCCCAAGGCGGTAGTCTGTCAAGTGATGAATTTATAATTAATAGAACTAGCGGTGCAAGCCAAGGTTTAAAGAAAATATCAAGAGCTACGATATTTGCTGGTATAGCAGGGCTAACTCCTATTGGTAGTATTATGCCGTATGCAGGCCTTGCTGAACCAGCTGGTTGGAAGTTTTGTAACGGTCAAGAATTAAGTCGCGGCTATTACCAGGAGCTTTTTGCTTTAATTGATCTTACTTACGGACCAACACCTACTTCTGGACAATTTGCACTTCCAGACCTTAGAGGCAGATTTCCTCTAGGTAACTTATTTATGGGCGGAACTGCTCCGTCAGTTAGCGACCCAGACATTAGAAACAGAGGGTCAAATGCAAGCGTAGTGGGTGCAGTTGACGGTCTTTCTGCAGCAGAAATAGGCTTAGAAAATCTACCAGAACACCAACATGATTTAAAATCGTCCGGCGGTCAACAGTTTTATGTACATAGAGAAGTAGACGGCCGCGGCGAGTTACCAACAGGGGTTCAGGGTTCGACCCTACAAACTGGAGTCGAAGACCTTGCACAACGTCTGCCAAACAGTGGCGATGTTCTTATCCCAACTGGAAGTTCGTTTAGTACAGTAGGAGCACCGATTGACATTATGAACCCATTCCAAACTATTAATTATATTATCTTTACGGGAGTCATAGCATGAGCTATAAAATAAACAAAACAAATGGCGAACTGTTAGTAGAACTTACCGATGGTATAATTGACATAACATCTACAGATATTACATTAGTAGGTCGTAATTATAAAGGTTTTGGAGAAGCGTTTAATGAAAATTTTGTTAAAATAATCGAAAACTTTGCATCAACTAGTGCTCCGAGTAATCCGTTAAAGGGACAATTGTGGTATGATAATAGTGAAAATAGATTAAAAATTTATGATGGCGTTACTTTTAAAACAGCAGGATCTCCAACAGTAAGTAGCACACAGCCTACTAATCTTGTATCAGGTGATCTGTGGATTGATAATGCTGAAAATAAACTATATTTTTGGGATGGCACTGATTTAGTATTAGTAGGTCCGCAATATAATGCAGCGCAGGGCAAAACAGGCGTTGAAGCAGTCACAATGGTTGATACTAGTACTCAGATTAGAACTGTACTAGCATTGTATATCGGCGGCGTACTTGCTGGAATATACAGTAGATTTGAATTTACTCCGGCAGCAGACTATGTTATACTTCCGTATGCTGCCAACCGTATAATAAAAATAGGATTTAATCCTACAGTTGTATCAGATTTTAAATGGCAAGGTACTGCCGCTAGTGCTGAAGCATTGATTGATGCAGAAGGCACAGCATATGCAACTTCTGACTTTGTAAGAACTAATGAGCGAGACGGATTAAACGCAGTAGTCGACCAAGAAATGGAAGGTGCTTTATTTGTTAAAGGCGACAATGGATTAATTGTTGGGTACGGTGATACACAATATGCTGCATTTAAAACAATAGACAGCGGAACTACAACATCAATCGAACTTAAACAGCTAAATTATGATTTTTCAATTAGAGTTCCAGTAGGTAGTGACTATATTGAAGCATTTACACTTGATACAAGTACACAACGAATAGGTATATATCAAGATACACCATCAGTTGCACTTGACGTTACAGGCGACGGTAACTTTACAGGAAACCTTACAGTAGGCGGCGATTTAATTATTGAAGGAACAACTACCACAGTTAATACTGCAACAATGACTGTAGAAGACTCTAATATTGAATTAGGAAAAGTTGATACTCCTACTGATACAACTGCAAACCAAGGCGGCATTACTCTAAAGGGTGCAACAGATAAAACAATTAATTGGGTAGAATCAACAGGAAATTGGACATTTAATCAAAACGTAGATTTAGTTGCTAGTAAAGAATATAGAATTGAAAACACACAGGTACTTTCTAAAATAAAATTAGGCGACACTGTTGCTACAGCTAACGGGTTGACTAGTATAGGTACGTTAGGAAGTTTAAGTGTAACAGGTAATGTTGATTTGGGTAGTATTACTTCTCCAAGTGCGCTTAATATTAGTTCTACCGGTGTTATTACGATTAATAGTCAAAGAATTACAGGATTAGCAACACCTACATCTCCAGCAGATGCAACAACTAAAGCATATGTTGATACAGCAGTTGCTACTGTACCGGTTGCATTTTCTCTAGACATTACTGGGTTAACTAGTCCAAATGCAGCAGGGACTGGTAACGGTCCAATTACTGATGTTAGAAACATATTAGAAAGTATTAGTTCTGCTTCTTCGGCAAGAGAAGGCACTGTTGCCAAGATTCATTGCACCAGTTATGCCGGTGCAACTGTTACGGGTATTAACGTAACAGTTACAACAAACGGTACTGGAGTATTACAAAAATCTACTATTGCAGTTGACAGTGCGGGCACACAAAACGAATCAGTGATACAAGACATTGCAGCAGCAAATCCAGCATCGGGTACGGTAGTTTTATCTCCGACACGATACACAATGACATTTACAGTTACAGGATCGGTATGGACATTTACCAGCACAGTCGGTTATCCTTAACTTGCGATAAATACTAACAGCAAGGGGTTATTTAAATATGGCGTATACAATTAACAAATACAATACAAATCAGTTAACAATCGTACAAGATGGTACGTTGGATCAAACAACTGATATCAAGCTAGTTGGTAAAAACTATGCAGGTTACGGTGAAATACAAAACGAAAACTTTGTATTCTTGCTAGAAAACTTTGCAGGTGCCAATCAGCCACCGAGGGCAATTACAGGTCAAGTTTGGTTTGACACTGCAAACAGCAAATTAAAGTTCAATGACGGTACTAAATGGCGTACAACGGGCGGTGCAGAAATTAGTGCTACTGCTCCTGCAGGTTTAGCGACTGGAGACTTTTGGTGGGATACTGTTAATGAACAGCTATATTCATACAACGGTGCAGACTTTGTATTAATTGGTCCGCAGGACGCTGGTTCCGGCATTACACAAATGCAAAGTAGAACAGTACGAGATACCCTTGCAGTTAGTAAGAGTATTATTGCAGCAACAGTAAACGACGAAGTAATGTTTATTATTAGTCCTGTAGAATTTACAATTGATAGTGCTGATGCTGAAAATGCTATATCAGGATTTGATGTTGTACGTGCCGGAGTAACCCTTAAAAATACCCTTAATGCAACAGCTGGTGTTACAAGCGGAACACAACGATTCCACGGTACTGCTACTAATTCTGAAAAATTAGGAGGATTGTCAGCATCTAATTATGTCACTGCTACACCAGGATCGCCTAGTGTGTTTACAGAGATTACAAACTTCCAAACTGATGCTGGTATTGCAATCGGTGCAGGGTTAGATCTTAAAATCTACATTGAAAATGACAATCAAGGTGTTATTGCTAATTCACAAGGCGATGAAATCCGTTTTAGAACTAAACAAAGCGGCGGAGCAACTAAAAATGTTATTACGTTTAAGCCCGGCGTAGTTAAACCAGGCCTTAATGCTGCCGGAACAGCAGTTGAGTCAGTAACTTTAGGCGATAGCAGTAATAAGTTTGCAGCAGTATATGCAACAAATATTTACGGAATTTCAGAAAAAGCAAGTGCCCTTATAGTTGGAGGCACTGCAAGAATTGGGTCAGTTGACACCATTGGTACAGGCACTAGTAGCAGTGTTGCAGTGCGTGATGGCTCAGGTAACTTAAATGCTGTATTATTTCAAGGTACAGCAACAAGTGCTCGTTATGCCGACTTGGCAGAAAAATATACAACAGCAGAAGAACTAGCACCAGGTACCGCAGTAGCAGTATGTGCTTGCGAAGACCACGATGTAGAACCTGCAAAAGCAAGTGATCATTGTATTGGTGTAGTATCAACAGATCCGGCATACATGATGAACAGCGATAGCGAAGGACAATATATTGGTCTAAAAGGTCGTCTTCCTGTGCGTGTTAAAGGTGCTGTTAAAAAAGGTCAAGCAGTTTATGCAATGGCAGACGGCGTATGTACAACACTAGCAACGACTGCTCTAGTAGGTATTGCTCTGGAATCAAACGCAGCTGAATCGGAGAAGCTAGTCGAGTGCGTTTTAAAAGTATAAATAAAGTACATAGTTAAAGAGGAATAAGCATGGCAGTAACAGTAGGTCAAAACATTGGCGAAGCAGAATATACCACATTGAGATCGGGTATTAATCTTGTTATGGGAACTCCTACTGGAACTGGTGCAGGAGC